GAGGAAAAGGTTTAGATGGGTCTAGTACATCTGGTGAAAGTATTGCTAAGGCATATGCTCGTTGTAATAAAGAAGAAAAGAAGTTTTCATCAGAAGACAAGTGGAATCCTGCCGATATATGGATGGCAACAGCAAATTTTGATCCTGGTATGTTACATCTTAGAGATGGTAGATCATTTAAAATTACAACATGGCAATATTTAAATCAAATAATTCAAGATCAATATGACAGTGGTGATTTAATTGGTATTTCATTAAAGAAAATAGAGAATCCAATTGCAAAATTAAATGCTATTAATGTTGATAAAGATGCACAGAAAAGAGAAGTAGAAAAACTTGGATATAAGAAAAAAGGACTCATCTTCCAGAACATGAAGATGAAAAAAGAAGACGATAGGTATCCTATGGATGCTTATATGTACTATGACAACGGACAAAATGATAGATTTCAAGCAAGAAATTTTGGAGGTGATACAAAATCATCTTGGCAATTAGAGTTAAAAGGTTCTGCTGCTAACATGGGTCGGATGGGTGGTGGTAGTGTAGATACTGTTCTTGATGGATTGAATGTAGCATTTCCACCAGCAAATTCAATGCATAGTACATTTGATAACACAAAAATATGGAATGATTGTGGAAAGAAAAGTCCAAATGTAGGAAAGGTATGTAGAGAAATTGTTAGATTATTAAAATTACATAAAGCAGCAGGTATGGATATAAATCCTAGTGTGGATGAAGAAAATGATTACATTCTTAGGGTATCAAAACGATCACAATCTTACAGATATAGTAAACTATTAAGTTTATATTTGATTGATGCTATAGAAAAATCTAATCTTGAGAATACTATTATAAGAAACTTGTATTTGTATGCAGCATCAAAGAGTGATGCTTCATGTGTATTTTTAAAAATGGAATAATGGCAAACGTAAAGCAATTAAAACACTTAGAACATCTAGAGGATGAACTTCTTAATTATGGAACTGTAGGTTGTGAAGCAATCGTGGGTCATTTTCGTGAAGTATATAATTTACTTGGAACTAAGAGTCCTGTAGATGGTAATCCAGGTGGATTTGTACAAACTAAATGGGATGGAGCACCATCTGTAATATGTGGTGTAGATCCTATGACTGGTATATTTTTTGTTGGAACCAAATCTGTTTTCAATAAAACTAATCCTAAACTATGTGCTTCTGAACAAGGTATAGATGAATTATATGCAGAGGAAAAACCTGGCCTAGCAATAAAATTAAAATCAGCATTAAAACATTTTAGTAAATTAGGTATAGATGGGGTTATTCAAGGAGATTTGATGTGGACAGAAGGTGATTTGAAACCAGAAGTTGTGTTAGGAGAAAAGAATTTAGTCTTTAAACCAAACACTATTACATACGGTATACCAATTGCCCATAAGAAATTGAGTGATAAAGCAGCACGATCAAAAATTGGTGTTGTATTCCATACTCATTACACTGGAAGTATTTTAGAAGACATGCAAGCAAAACCAGGTGTGCAAATTGATAAATTCAATAAGACTCCTGACGTTTTCGTTATTGATAATGATACACCTATGGATAGGATTGGATTAAATCCAACAGAAAAAAGAGAGTGGTTGGGTTTAATTGATTGTGTAAACAATAATTGTAAAAAGTGTGGTCCTTTTTTAGATGAACTAGTTCTTCTTGGTAGTGGAGCAAATCCTAGAGGCGATACTAAATATCATATCGCACCATATATAAAAGCATTCTTTAACTCAGAGATACGAGAGAATAAAGTAACTACTAATGTTACTGAAACCTTAAGTAACCTGATTGAATTTTATCATGTTAAAATGCACAAATTAATTTCTGGTATAAAAACTCCCAAAGTTGTAGTGCAAAAAAAGATGTTAGTAAACTCTACTCTTAAATATCTTGCTGAAAAGGAGAATGAGTTTAAAGCAATGATTGCTTTGTATAGAGACATACAACATATTAAGATATTAGTTATAGATAAGTTAGACCCACTAGAAAAATTTAAAACATATATTTTAAAAGAAGGTAGGTATGAAGTAACTAGACCAGAGGGTTATGTTCTACATAGACAAGACGATATGGTAAAATTTGTAGATCGTCTTGAATTTTCTAAGAACAATTTTATTGGGGGATCTTTTCAAACATGACTATTAGTGGTATTGGAAGACAAAGTAAAATTGTATCTGGAACAGCACTAAAAGCAGCAGGTACAGATCCTATATTAAAAAATATTGGTAGGAAAGCTTATTTTACCTTTGGTAGATTCAATCCTCCTACAAAAGGTCATAGAGAAAACTTTACTGCTATTGCAAATATGGCAACAGGATATGATTTTTTTATTTACTGCTCTCAATCACATGATAAGAAAGGAAAGAACCCATTAACACTAGAAAGGAAACTATATTATATGAGAAAGATGTTCCCTTTTATAGACAAAGAAAAGATAATTGGTGGTGCTACCATTAAAACACCAGTTGATTGTTTACAAGATTTAATGATGAGAGGTTATGATCATGTTTGTTTTGTTGTTGGGTCTGATAGAATAAAATCTATGGATTTTATTAAAAAGTACAATGGTAAAGACTATACATTCCTATCTTTAGAAATTAAATCATCTGGTCAAAGGGATGCTGATGGTGATAGTTTTAAAATATCTGGAACTAATCAAAGAAAAGCAGCATTTAATGATGATTTTAAAAATTTTAGAAAGGGAACACCTAGCACTTTGAGTGATAATGGAGTAAAATTACTTATGAAAGAGATAAAAGAAAATTTACCACCAAATTATGCATGAAGGACTTTAAGAAGCTACGTGAGCAAGCACTACAACAAAACTTCAGGAAGAAAGAGGTCTTTGTTGAAGGTGATATGGTAATGAATGCCCTTACAGGACAGAAAGGAACCATCCATAGGTCAGGTGTGAACTATGTTATCTGTGTTACAGAGGGTGGAGAGATGTTTCGTGCATGGGTAAAAGATATTAGAGATATAAATAAACCATAGAGAACTGTCAACAATTTAACATGGAAAAACAGAGAACCGTAAATACTGTTACTGCTAACGATAAGTTTTCATCGGAACTGATGGAAGCATATGGTCGTTGGATGGGAGGTGATACATTTCAAGATAGTACGATCAAGGAGGAAGAGATTCCTACTGGTCAAAAGCAAGGTGGTGGGAACAGTGGAACATTCGTTTCTGTAAATGGAGCACTTCCAGCAGTAGAATTTGATAGTTCTACTGGTCTTCCTGTTATTGATAAAGAAAATACTGATGACGGTAGTAAAAAAGATCCAAAGGCAAGTTCAACTGGTGGAGAACCACCTACTAATCCTCAAGGATTGAAGCCAAAATACGGTCAGCAAGTTAGGGACGTAACTCTTGTTGGGGCAAATGAGGAGACTAAGAAAGCAAAGAAAGATTACGATGGAGATGGCAAGGTAGAGTCTGGTAAGGACGAGTACTTTGGATCCAGAGATAAAGCCATCAAGAAAGCGATGGGTAAAAAGGCGATGAAGAAAGAGGAGACAGTTCTTGAGCGTCAAGAGATTGAAGTTGATGGTGAAATAATCATCATTGAGAAAGTGAAGATGGATGGTGTTGATGATAACGGTAACACTTCTTGTTGGAAAGGATATAAGAAGATGGGAACTAAGAAGAAAGGTGGTAAGGAAGTTAATAACTGTGTCAAGGCAGGATTTGAACCAGAAGGAGAGGAGATTCAAGAAGAAGAGGAGATGAGTATCCTTGACACTAAAGAATGGAAGGAAGCTGCTAGGAAACAAACTTCTAGAATCATGGATATGTGGAAAGAAGGATCTTGCAGTGAAGGATATGGCAAGAAGAAAAAGAAAATGAGTAAAGGATATTGAGGTTGACAGAAAACCATTGATATGATATACTTTATCTGTATATCACTATATAATGTACAGAGTTCTTAAGAATCCACAGCATAATTCTTATCATATGGTTAAAGATGTTATCTTTAATCAAAAATTTGAATGGGTTTGGCAAAAAAGTTCTACAGAAAAAGAGTCAGAAGAAAGTAAATATAAAGGGGAGCACAGATTACACACTGATGCTCCTTTTTATAGCCATATTGTAATACAAAGACCAGAGTATCAATTATACCCAGAAGTACAAAGCAAATATTGTAATTTATTTGTTGATTGTTTGGAGGGTATAATTAATGGAAATGAAAATATCATACCATTTGATAGTCAAGACCATATGTGGACAAGGATAAGTGTTAATGCCACTCATCCTAATACTGGTATTCAATATTCAATGCCACATGTGGATCATAGATTTCCACACTTTAATATGTTAATTTATTTAAATGATTGTGATGGTGAGACTGTTGTGGGTGATAAAAGTATTGAACCAGAAGAGGATAAGGTAATTGTATTTGAGGGAGAGCATTATATGAGGTTACCTTCTTCTGGTAGAAGGGTTATAATTATTGCAACACTAATTAACTATAAGGGAAATGTCTAAAAAACAAACAATTAAATTTACCATCAAACAAGATGGCACTGTAACTGAAGAGGTTAAGGGTGTTAAAGGAACACAGTGCCTAGATATTACAGAATCAATTGAAAATCAGTTGGGAGATGTAACTTCCAGAAAGGCAACACCAGAACAATTTCAAGTAGTACCTATAGACTTAGAACAAAATGTCACATTTCACCAAGATTAAAACATCTCTTACTGACAAGAAAGAGTTAATAGAAGCATTGGAATTACTACAATATAATGTGGTGATAGAACAGAATTTAGAGATTAAAAATCCAGTCCACGCTGAAGACCACGAGGTAGTTAGAGCAGAAATTGCTATAACTGATGATATTGGTTTCCGTTGGAACAAACAAGACAATTGTTATGATCTATATGCAGATCATCAAACATGGAGTCTAGATGTACCAGTAAAAAGATTTGTTGAGAAAGTAACACAGCAGTATGCAAGGATGAAAATTCACAATACAGTTAAAGAGATGGGATTTCTAGTAGAGGAGGAATGGGAGATGGATGATAACAGCATTGAATTAACGGTATCACGCTGGTTATAAATAAATTTATAGATATACTGTTCTAAATGAAAACGTTCCAAGAATTCATGTCGGAAGGCAAGAAAAGAGGACTGTGGGATAACATTCATGCTAAAAGAAAGCGTGGTGAATCTCCTGCAAAGAAAGGTAGTAAAGATTATCCTAAAACATTGAATGTTGAGGGTGCTTGGCAACGTAAAGAAGGAAAGAATAAGACTGGTGGACTGAATGAGAAGGGTCGTAAGTCTTATGAGCGTGAGAATCCTGGCAGTGATTTAAAAAGACCACAACCTGAAGGTGGTCCTAGAAAGAGATCTTTCTGTGCTCGTATGAGTGGTGTAAAAGGACCAATGAAAAAGGATGGTAAACCAACTCGTAAGGCATTGGCACTTAGAAAATGGAAGTGTTAAGATGAAAACTTTAAAACAATTTAGAGAAGCATACGGTGACAAACATCAAGGGCATGATGTAGATAATGGACCGAAGAAGAGTGAAAAGAAGATGAAAGGCAAGAAGACTGTTCCTTTAAAGAAAGGTGCTAGTGTCACTATGATGCCTAAGACACCTGAAGGACCAGACAAAGCATTGGGAATAAAGGAAGAATCAAATAAATGCGGTAAAGGTATGTATTGGTGTAAAGAAGGACAGAAATGTAAACCAATACCAAAGGGTATGCACGTGATGCCTAACGGTGACTTGATGAAAGACTCTGAGCACAAGTAAAACTTATTTTTGTTATGAAAAACAAGGTGGATTTGATCCAAATGTTTACTGTTCCTTTGTATAAATTTTCTGTTCCTAACTGGGAAGAAGAGAAAAAGGATATATTAGAAGCATTGCCAAAAGAAAAACATGTAAAAGAATGTCAGGATGATATCTACACAGATTTCTTTGATAATTCTAGATCTAGAAAATTACCGTCATATGTAGATCTTGTTTTGGATGTTTTATCTCCTTGCATAGAGGAATTTGTACAAATACAATCAAGTCCTGGATGGTTAGGTGTTGATGCTATGTGGTATCAGACTGAATACAGAGGACAAAAACATATGTTACATAATCATGGTAACATAGGTTGGTCTTCTGTTTTTTATATTAATTTTAACCCAAAAATTCACACTTCTACAAAGTTTTTATCTCCTTTTAATTCTGGTGCTGGAATAGGTAATATACTTCAATGGTATCAACCTGATGTAAAAGAAGGAGATTTTATTATATTCAATTCAGATATTCCACACGAAGCATTACCAAATGAGTCAGATGAAAAACGTACAATTATTAGTATGAATTTTCAAACTCAACCACTATCACCAGTTAAGCAATATCAACTAAATAATACATTATAAATAATACACCTATCAATATTATCATGACTAAATTTTTACTCCCCATTGCTATCAATGTAATTGAAAAAGCAGTAGACAAGATTCCAGAAGATCTAGAAGACAAACTAAAGGTGTTTGTTATAGGACTTCTTAAAAAAGCAGCAGCTAAATCAGGTAACAAAGTAGACGACCAGTTAGTTGAAGCTTTGGAAAAAGCACTATTGAATAAATAGAACTAGAAAACAGTAATTATTGGAGCGTATCAATGTCTCTATACGGTAGAACTGACAGTAATGCCAACAAAACTAAAGCAGGTATTGGTGTCGCTGCATCATCTCAGGCAAAAACTATAGTCTTTGTTGACGAAACAGAAGCAGCATTAGCACAGAACAAATCTCGTGGTATTAATGCTCCTGGTTGGTGGTCATACTTTACATACTCTGATAGTAGCGGTGCTACTCGTCATAAAGCAGAGCAACTAGTCACTCTTGCGAATGCAGATACAAATGCTAACGAAACTCAGAGTGATGATACAATTGCAGGAGATGCAGCATCTTCAATCGCAATTGACACACAACCTGCAAGTGCATCTGTTGCAGCAACAAATACACAAGCGTTTACAGTTGCAACTACAGTAACTGGTGCTGGATCTGCTACCTTCCAGTGGCAACTTAGCACAAATGGTGGAGTTGACTTCTCTGATATCTCAGGTGCAACCTCTGCTACATTCACTACACCTGCAACTGCTGCTGGTGACAATGGTAATCAGTACAGAGTTAAACTTGGAACAACTGCTGGTGCTGTTGAAGTAGTATCTAATGCTGCAACACTTACAGTTACTTAATATGTAAATGAAAATTGATGAATTGAACCAGGACAACTGGAATATCTTTGCTATTAAAAATTATAATAATCCTCAATCTGTTACATATGCTGACTTTGAGGAAGACATAAAGAAGTTCAAATATATTAAAAGGCTCTTCCGAAGGTATGAAACTTCGGGGGAGCTTAAAACACATTTGATACTTAATCATATCATCTTGTTATATAATGTGTTTGGTGACGCTGCAACACCTTTACTTTTCTATAAAATAGAGAAGAACTACTGGCCAGTAATGAAAGCATTTTTATTATTCCTTGACAGACTTCCAATGTCACTAAATAATGATGTAAATAACGATTGTTTAAAGGAGTTGAATCTCATATGAACGCTGGAGATGGGAGCTCATTACAACTGCCACCAGCATTTGTAATGATAAATCCAAGACAACATAGACGTTATAAGAAAGGTAACCAAGACCAAGTTGATGGTCGTACAACTGGTGCTAAGAATTTGATGTCTCGTATTAACAAAAGAAAAATGAAAGAACAAGTAGAAGAAAAACAAATTTCTGAAGCAGCTCCTTCTAATACTGAACGAGCACAAAAGCAAATTGCCCAGAAGAAAAAACTTCGTGCTCAGAAACAACTTCAGTCTAAGAAAGACACTGCTAAGAAAGCAATGCAGTCTAAGTCTGACGAGATGAATATATTAATGAAGGCACGTCTTGCTGACTTTAAGAAGAAAGCAGGTACACAGACTAAGAAACTAACAAATCAACAAAAAAGTGAATCTATACAATTGGATGGTGATATGATTAAAGAAGGACAAGACGCAGTACAGGTTGTACTTGATGTAGCAACACAAGAACTTAATCCTAGTGGCGAAACAAACTTTGCTAAAATTGAATTTGCTGATGGTTCATCACAGAACTTAGATAACTTCTCTGCTAAGAGAATTGCTGCTACCTATGCACAGTTAGAAGGAGAGCATCAAAAGCAGTTCCAGTTCATGTTGAACAAGGATGCTAGTACATTTCAATCTGCATTAGACTTTGCGATTAGGAATGTATAATGGAACCTGACGTTAATGGTGCTTTATTAAGTAGATTAGAAAAAGTAATAGAAACCCTTAGCGAGAACTCAGTAAAAATGGGGCAGATGCTTGCTGTCCACGATGAAAAACTAGATAAACAGGACAAAATAGATGCTGTTCTGTTTGAAAAGGTGGAGAGTCTTCATCGTGAGGTAAATAGACAAGCAACGGAGATAAAGAAAGGTTGTGAAAGAGATATCAGGAAGGTTGATGATCGTCTTCGTCTCATGGAGAAGAAAATGTGGACTATTTTTGGTGCTCTTGCTGTTATATCTTTCGCAGTTAGCATACCAGGTCAAGCAATCCTTGGACCATTCTTCCGAGAGTCAGGACCAAAGTTGACACCAGCAGCAAATTCTGCTATGATAGAATCACCTCAGTTGAGATGATTTGTCATACCTTGACGTAAAGTACATACAACTAGTTTCACCTCGTCTGACCCTCTTCAAGAAGAAGAAGGCAGACCTTTTTAATTTCAGGTGTCCTTACTGTGGTGATTCACAGAAGAGAAAGAACAAAGCTCGTGGATATTTGTTCAAGATCAAGAATGATTTTGTATATAAATGTCACAATTGTGGCGTTGGAAGAACACTTTCAAACTTTCTTAAGGATCAAGATTCATTTCTTCATGATCAATATGTCATGGAGAAATTTAAAGAAGGTAGAACTGGCAAGGGTACTAGTACACCCAATCCAAAATTTAATTTTTCACCTCCAAAATTTCATGGGGGTGATGTAAATTTAGAGAAGATTTCAGAGCTAAATACTGAACATCCAGCACGAGAGTATCTTGAAAAACGAGGTATCAAAGACTTAGATTATTTCTACTATTGTCCTAAGTTCAAGACTTGGACTAATGAGCAGAAAAAAACCTTTGATAACTGCCGACAAGATAGTCCTCGTATTATAATTCCCTTTAGGGATAAAGATGGCAAACTCTTCGGATATCAAGGCAGATCGTTAGCCCCAACGGCAAAGATGAGATACATTACGATAATGCTTGATGAGGATAAGCCCAAAATATTTGGACAAGATAGAATAGATTATGAAAGACCTGTTTATATTGTTGAAGGACCGTTTGACAGTACCTTCATTCAGAATTCCGTTGCGATGGCTGGGTCTGATGTTGATATTCGGACGTATAACTGGAGCGATCATATTTGGATTTATGATAACGAACCACGTAATAGAGAAATCGTCAACAGAATCTCCAAGTCAATTGACAGAGGAGAAAAGGTCGTAATATGGCCTAAAAATATTCAGCAGAAGGACATCAATGACATGTACCTAGCTGGACATGATGTGCAAAAGATAGTAGAATCTAATGTATATCACAAACTAGAAGCAAACCTTAGATTAAACGATTGGAAAAAAGTATGAGTAATGGTATTCAAGTTCGCAAGAGAGATGGGTCTGTAGAACCCTTGAACCTAGATAAGATTCATAAGATGGTAGAAGATGCTTGCGAAGGTCTTGGTAGTGGTGTGAGTGCATCACAGGTGGAGATGAACAGTGGTCTTCAGTTCTATGATCAGATTAAAACATCAGACATTCAAGAGATTCTCGTAAGATCTGCTAGTGATCTGATTGATTTGAATCATTATAACTATCAATACGTAGCAGCACGACTATTATTGTTTGGTCTTAGGAAACAACAGTTTGGATCTGGTTGGTTGCAAAAAGGATTCCCTCATATTAATGAACAAGTAGACAAGTGTGTTAAGTTGGGTGTATATGATGGTAGTATTATAGATAAATACTCAGAGGAAGAGTGGGATAAGATCAATTCTTGGGTAGATCATGATCGTGACTATTTGTTTACCTATGCAGGTCTTCGTCAAGTAGTTGATAAGTATCTTGTACAGGACAGAAGTACTAGTGATGTCTATGAGACACCTCAGTTCATGTACATGATGATCGCTGTAACTTTGTTCCAAAACTATACAGATAACAGGTTGGATTATGTCCGAAGATACTACGACTCAATCAGCAAGCACAAAATCAACATCCCAACACCAATCATGGCAGGGGTTCGGACACCTTTACGACAATTTGCTAGCTGTGTTCTTGTTGATGTTGATGACACCCTCAATAGCATCTTTAGCAGTGACATGGCTATTGGTTACTATGTTGCTCAAAGGGCAGGAATCGGTATTAACGCAGGTCGGATCAGGGGTATCAACGCTAAGATCAGGGGTGGAGAAGTACAACACACAGGTGTCCTCCCCTTTCTCAAAAAGTTTGAAAGCACTGTCAGATGCTGCACTCAAAACGGCATCCGTGGTGGATCAGCGACTGTACACTTTCCAATCTGGCATCAAGAAATAGAAGACATTCTTGTCCTCAAGAACAATAAAGGTACTGAGGATAACAGAGTCAGAAAACTTGACTATAGTATACAAATTTCAAAATTATTTTATGAACGATTCATCCAAGATGAGGATGTTAGCTTATTCTCTCCTCATAATGTTCCTGGGCTCTATGAGTCTTATGGTACTCCATCCTTTGATGAGCTCTATGCTTCTTATGAAGCAGATGATAGAGTCCCAAGAAAAACAATTGGAGCACAAGAGCTCATCCTAGATCTCCTTAAGGAGAGAGCAGAGACTGGTCGTATCTACATCATGAATATTGACCATTGCAATGAGCACTCATCATTCAAAGACAAGGTTAACATGAGTAACCTATGTCAAGAGATTACACTA